TAGTACATCCAATGCTGGTTGAAGCATGCGTGGATTTTTCTGCGCGTGTGATGAAAGAGATCTTCCCAGCTAACGGTCCTGTCAAAACAAAGATACTAGGCGAGCAGGAAAAAGAAAAACTTGCAAAAGCGCAACGCAAAGCAGACTTTATGAATTGGCAGCTAACTGAGCAGATGCCAGAGTTCAGAGGTGAGCTAGAGCAGCTTAGTACGCAATTGCCACTGGGTGGTGGTCAATATCTCAAGTTAATGTGGAACAACCAGTACAAGCGACCACAAGCGGAGTTTATCGCTATTGAAGACGTTTACCTGCCGTTCGCTGCAACCAACTTTTATACGGCAGAGCGTAAGACACATGTGCAATACATCACCAAGATGGAATATGCGCGTCGCGTTAAAGCTGGCATGTACATCGACGTTGACTTAGGTTACGCAAGTGATCCTGAGTATAGCAAATCATCACAAGCCAACGACAAGATTGAAGGCAGAAAGGAAAGCAGCTACAACGAGGATGGACTTCGCACCATTTTTGAAGTCTACACATATTTAGACTTTGGCGATGGCATGGAGCCATATATCTTAAGCATCGACAAAACAACCAGCGAAGGCGTTGCACTCTACAGAAACTGGGAGCCGGACGATGAAAACAGAAAAGAGCTAGACTGGATCATTGAGTTTCCTTTTGTTCCTTGGCGTGGGGCGTATCCAATCAGTTTGACACAAATGATTGGTGGTTTGTCAGGTGCGGCTACTGGTGCGCTTCGTGCATTGCTTGATTCAGCGCACATTCAAAACGTGCCAACGCTACTAAAGCTCAAAGGCGGTCCTAACGGTCAGACTATCAACGTGCAACCAACAGAAGTTGTTGAGCTTGATGGTGGCGCAATGGTTGATGACGTGCGCAAGATTGCTATGCCACTGCCATTTAACGGTCCATCACCTGTACTGTTTCAATTGCTTGGATTCCTAGTGGAGGCTGGCAAAGGTGTGATTCAAACATCGTTTGAGAAGCTATCGGATCAGAATCCTAATCAGCCAGTTGGTACAACAATGGCGTTGATTGAACAAGGTATGGTGGTATTCAGTTCGATTCATGCGCGTTTGCATAACTCAATGGATCGCGTGCTAAAGGTATTGCATCGCATCAACTCTGCGTACTTAACAGTTGAAGACTTGAAAGCATACGAGGCTGGACTTGAAATTGATCCGTCAGACTTTGATGGTCCGATGGACATTATCCCAGTTAGTGATCCTGCCATCTTTAGTGAAACGCAACGCTTTGCACAAAACCAAGCCATTCTGCAACGCTCGCAATTGTTCCCGCAGATGTACAATCAACGCAAAGTTGAGGAAGCGTTCTTAACGGTCATGAAGTTATCGGCTGATGATTACTTGCAACCCGAACCCGGAAAAGAGGATATGGATCCTATTTCCGAAAATGTTGCAGCGTCAATGGGAAGACCAATCTATGTGCTACCCAAACAAGATCATCTAGGTCACTTGATGACGCACATGGCATTTTTGCAATCACCGTTGTTTGGCAAAAATCCTGCTATCATTACGAACTATCTTTATCCTATTTCACTTCACTTGCGTGATCATCTATTGAACTATTACTTAACCGAATCACACAAAGCAGCATCTAAGGCAGAAAAAGATGATGTGATTGGCAATGATGTATCTGAGCAAGTTAGCTTGATGATGAAAGTGCAACAATTTATCGAGCAACAATTAGATGGGTTTGGTCAAGAGCTTGCAACGATTACGCAAGAAGCACAGCAGTACAAACCACAACCACAATTGCCACCCGATAACACCATGCAAGTTGCACAGCTCAACGCGCAAACACAACAAGCTGCGATGCAACAACGTGCGCAATCTGATCAGGCTAAATTGCAAATTGAACAAGCTAAATTGCAACAGTCACAACAAACTGATCAAGCCAGAATGCAACAATCACAAGAACTTGAAAAAGCAAAACTTCAATTAGCTGCTCAAGAAAACATGATGGAGATGCAACGTGATGCACAACGTGAGATGGCAGATGCGAAGCAAGTTGCATTTAAAGCGCAGGTAGAAAATCAACGCTCTGCTGCTGAAATGCAGGCAAGAGAGCGTATGAACGCTGCTGACAACGAAACAGCGATGCGACTTGCGCAAGCTGAGATCATAAGCGGTGAAAAGTTTGGTGTCAGCACTGGCACTGGAATCAATCCTAATCCTTAATGGAGATATGACATGAGTGATACAAAAGGCAAAGAAGTACCCATGACTGGCGCATGTGTTAAACAACACAAACGCATGGCAGCCGGTGAAAAGTTAGACGGACAAAAAATGCCAAGTGCGCCAAAAGAGTCTAAGACTCCTGCATGAACATTGAGTCAAAATTACTCAATCGCCTTAAAGAGTCACAGCTTAGATACAGCGTTGACTCTTTAAAGCAACCAGTACAGCGCGATGCTTTTGAGTATGGGCATCGCACTGGTGTGGTAGCAGGTTATGAAGCTGCCATCAACGTACTCTTAACTTTAATTGACGAGGAAAAATATCGTGACAACGATTTATGAGAATGCTTTAGCTGAGGCTTTCCCTGCTGTAGAAGCAGGCATCCAGCCTTTTGGGAGCCGCGTTCTGGTTCAGATTCGTACTCCAAAAAGTACATCGGCTGGCGGCATTATTTTAAGTACCGACACAAAAGATACTGAGAAGTGGAACACACAGGTGGCAAGAGTTGTGTCGATAGGTCCGGTGGCTTTTAAGAACCGAACCACATTAGAGTCATGGCCTGAAGGCGATTGGTGTCAGGTAGGTGATTTTGTGCGTGTAGCTAAGTATGGTGGTGATCGATACGAAGTGCCGGTAAATAATAACGAATCCGCAATGTTTGTAATATTCAACGACTTGGATATTATTGGCAAAGTGTTAACTGATCCTTTAAAAATTAAAGCATTCATCTGATAGGAGATGGGACGATGGCAAACGATATATTAAATGAAGATGACGAATTTGATAACGAAGACAATGACAGCGATATTGTTATTGTTACTGATGATTCAGATGATGAGGATCAAGACGAGCGAATCCTTGGCAATGATTCAAATGATAACGAGCGTGAAGCAATTCGCGAACGTCGCAGAAAAGAAAAGCTAGAACGCAAAGACAGAAAAGACACAGCAATCAAACGCGACAAGATGGAGCTTGATTTTCTTCGTAAGCGTAATGATGATTTAGAACGCAGATTAACCGCACAAGAAACTCGCGCACAAAAATCTGACATCAACAACATTGACTCGCATTTGCAACAAGCCGTGAACGAAGTTCACATGGCAGAGCGTGTAATTGAGAAAGCAGTTGATGCTGGCAATGGAGCAGATGTTGCACAAGCTATTCGACTGCGTGACCAAGCTATTGCGCGTGCAAAAGAGATTCATGAGATTAAGCAACACGCAGAGCGTCAAAATGCACCGCAACAACCATCGATTGATGAGCTTACTATGTTCCATGCGCGTGAGTTTATGGAAGATCATAAATGGTACGATGCATCAGGTGATGACGAAGATTCTGCGGTAGTTTTAGCTATTGATAAACGATTGGCAAAAGAAGGTCTTGATTCGCGCACTGAAGAATACTGGGACGAATTGCGCACTCGGATTGAAAAAAGATTACCACATAAATTTGGCAGACAAGCAGGACGCACACCGCGTGGCGGTCCTAGCGTTGGATCTGGTCGTGAGCATGCACCAACATCAACGCGCAAAGAGATTTACATCAGTCCAGAAAGAAAGCAGGCGTTAATGGAAGCTGGAGTTTGGGACGATGCGACATTAAGAAATAAATATGTCAAGCGTTACGCTGAGTACGATAGAAAGAATAAAAATTGATTTTTAAAAATTTTTTACTATATAATTTACACAACCGCTGAAAGGAGCGAGTCATATGACAACAACAGACGAACGCATTAGATCAAACAAACCCGCTGGAAACGATATTCGGACAAGTCGCACGATGAAAGATCGAGCCATAGAAGAAAATCGAGAAGTCACAGACGATGAGCGAGTAGAAATGTTCCGTCAACAATTTTTTAATTCGTCTTTACCGGATTTACCCAGTATCGATGGCTGGCACACTTGCTGGCTAACAACGACGAATCCAAGAGATTCAATCCACACGCGCATGCGTTTAGGTTATGAAGCAATTAAGCCAGAAGATATTCCTGGCTGGGAATATGCCACACTTAAAACAGGCGACTGGACAGGATTTATTGGTGTGAATGAGATGCTTGCATTCAAATTGCCAAACTCATTGTACTTTAAGTATATGAAAGAAGCTCATCACGATGCGCCACTCCGCGAAGAAGAAAAACTTACGGACACCGCAGAGTTTTTAGAGCAAACCGCAAAAGCATCAAAATCACGTTTGTCTATTGGTGAAGGTAATTTGGAGTTAGGCGATGATAGAGAGGCTCTTTTTGACCTCTAACCAATCTAATTTCTAGGAGCTATTATGTCTACAACAAGCGCACCTTATGGCTTTAGACCTGCTTTCCACAACAGTGGTCAGATGCGTCCAAAAGCCTATACAATCGCAAGCACTTACGCTGCGTCTATTTACTCTGGTGATCCAGTTAAATTAGTCACCGCTGGTACAATTCAACTTGGTACTTCTGACGGCACACGCACAGGAACTACTGACGGCATTTCATTACTTGGTATTTTTGCTGGTGTTGAATATTATGATTCAACTGGTAAACCAACCATTGCTCCATTTTGGACTGGTGGTACTACTGGCACACAAATTGTTGCTTGGGTTTATGATGATCCAGAAACCATTTATGATGTTCAATTTGCAAACCCAGGAACAGCAGGTACTGATTCAGTACAAACTGCTGTGGGTGCAGAATGCGACTGGCGACCAACAGCAGGTGGTTCAACTGCAACAGGTATCAGCGCAACTTATTTAGCGGCAGAGTCAGCTACATCCGGCCAATTCCAAATCACCGGTTATGCTTATCTTGTTACCGATTCACCAACTGATGCATTTGTAAACATGAGCGTTCGCTTGAACGAATCACAATACAAAGCACCTGTTAACACAGTAAGCTAAAGGAGATTATAAATGGCTACTCCTATGAGAAGTACGGACTTTAGATCCGTAGTAGAACCAATCCTAAATGAAGTATTTGATGGTGTTTACGATCAACGTGCTGATGAATGGAAACAGGTTTTCACCGAGCAAAAAGGTATTGCGCGTAACTATCACGAAGAACCAGTTCTTTATGGATTTGGCGCAGCACCTGAATTACCTGATGGTATGGCTGTTACTTATCAATCAGGTGGTGTGTTGTTCTTACAACGTTACTTGTACAAAGTTTACGGTCTTGCGTTTGCATTAACCAAAGTATTGGTTGAAGACGGTGATCATATCCGTATTGGTCAAACATACGCTAAACACTTGGCGCAATCTTTGGTTGAAACAAAAGAAACATTAGCGGCTAACATTTTGAACCGTGCTTTCAACGGCTCATATACTGGTGGTGATGGCGTATCTTTGATTGCAACAAACCATCCAATTGTTTCTGGTACATTCAGCAATCAGTTAACTACTGCCGCTGCATTATCACAAACATCATTAGAACAGTTGTTAATTCAAATCCGCAACGCTGTTGACAACAACGGCAAACGTATTCGCTTAACACCAAAACAAATCGTTACCGGTCCAAGCAACGTATTCCAAGCTGAAGTGTTATTGAAATCAGTTTTGCGTGCTGGTACTGCTGACAACGACATCAACCCTGTTAAATCTTTAGGTTTACTAGGTGACGGTCAAGCTAACTTATCTCGTATCACTTCGACCACTGCATGGTGGATTCAAACTGATGCACCTGAAGGTTTGAAACTGTTAATGCGTCGCCCATTAGAGAAATCTATGGAAGGTGACTTTGAAACAGACTCAATGCGCTACAAAGCGACAGAGAGATACACGCTCGGATGGACTGATCCAAGAGGAATTTTTGGGACGTCTGGCGTTTGATCCCTTATAAATCAAACACTTAAGTTAAAAATGAGAACCCGCAAAAGCGGGTTTTCTTTTGCTTATTGATACAGTGTTCCTTCTGTAGTATTATAACAATACATTTAACAGGAGGCATTATGAAAAACGTAATTTACAAAATTAGAAATATTTTAAACAATCATTATTATATTGGTAGCACGGTTGATTCAAGAAAACGGTTTTGGGAGCATAGAAAGCATTTAAGAAATGGAACTCATGACTGTATTCATTTGCAACGTGCGTGGAACAAGTATGGCGAAGATTGTTTTAAGTTTGAAATAGTCGAGCAATTAAATGATCGCAGTGAATTATATCCAGCAGAACAAAAATGGTTAGATAACCATTTTAAACAAAGTTATTTTTATAATGTGTCGCCTAATGCAGACTCCCCTATGCGAAATGCCACACCAGAAATGCGTGCGCATTTATCTGAAAAATCTAAAGCATGGTTTAAGAATAACAATCATCCAAGAAAAGGATACAAGTTTACAAAAGAAGAAATACAACGAAGCTCCGAATATCACAAAGGCGTATGCGCTGGTGAAAAACACTATCGCTACGGTAAAGCAGTATCAGAGGAAACGCGCAAAAAAATAGGTGACACGCAACGTGGAAAGCCAAAAGGCAAAGGAAGAAAAGTATCACCAGAAGGCATGGCTAAAATAAGAGCAGCATCGAAGGCTGGCCACTACAGTCATTGGCAAGGGAAAACACACACACAAGAAAGCAAAGAAAAAATGTCAAAAAAAGTAATTTGCGTAAACGACAATATTATTTTTTCTAGTCTTACAAAAACGCTTGAACATTATCAAATACAAATGCCAACATTGCGACGCGCATTATTATCTGAAAAGCCAATACAACGTGGACGTTTAGCTGGATATATTTTTAAGTATTATGAATGATATGATAGACTAATATCATCTGGAAACCTTTAACGCTATGCACGACTGACCAGACAGACGACATGAAGACTGCATAGTAAAACCTTTCATGTGAGGAATCAAAATGGCTTCAACCACATTCTCTGGACCAGTGACGTCCACTAACGGATTTATTGGTGCAATTACTGGCTTAGAAACAGTTACAACATTAACAGCAGCATCAACATTGACTACTGCACAAAGTAATACAATTTTCTTTTTAAGTTCTGCAACTGAATTTGTGACAACACTTCCTGCACCTGCGGCTGGTTTGATGTACACATTCATCGTAGGCGCAGCTCCTTCTGGCGCAAGCTATACCATCGTTACTACATCAAGTGCTAACATTATCAAAGGTCAAGCGTATCCTGCTTCTGGTGCAGCCGGTGATACCGGTACTGCTGATGACACCATTTCTTTTGTTGATGCACAAGCTGTTGCTGGCGATCAAGTTACTGTGATCAGTGATGGTACATCGTGGTTTGCAAAAGCGTTTTGCGCGGTTGCGGCTGGTGTGACATTTACACAAGCAAGCTAATTTGATGAGGCGTTAATTCGCCTCATTTCAATCAACAGGGGAGCATCATGGCTGACGTAGTAGCATCACAAACATTGCTTGACGGTGAACGATTGTTTATTGGCAAGTTTACAAATATCTCTGACGGCACAGGTGAAACTGCTGTTGTCAAAATTAATCCATCAACACTTAGCGTGAACGCTTATGGTCGCGCATGTAATGGTGTTAAGATTAATAAAATTTGGTCAACCACACATGGCATGGAAGTCCGTATTTTATGGGACGCAACCACGGATGTGTTTGCATGGATGATTCCGCAAAATAACAATTATTTTATGGATTTTTCTAGTTTTGGTGGTTTGCAAAACAATGGTGGAACAGGTGTTAACGGTAACGTGTTATTCACAACAGCAGATATGTCTGCCGGTGATATGTACACAATTGTCATTGAGTGCATTAAAACTTATGCAAACGCATAACAGAGGATACGATCATGGGCGCAACATTAAAATACGGTGAGTTTGAGTTTGGACCGCAAATGCATTACAGCAAAGGCGGTGCGTGTGGATATAAAGAAGGCGGCACAGTTAAAAAAGCAATGGGTGGATCATGTGGTGGCTACAAAGAAGGTGGCACCGCTAAGAAAGCATCATCATCTACTATGTGCAAAGCAAAAGGTGGCAAAGTAGCTCCTAAAATGTGCAAAGCAGAAGGCGGAAAGGTAGTTGAAAAAGCTACTGGTGAAAAGTACGCCAGCAAAAAAGCAATGATGCAACATGAGAAACGTGAATCACCACGCGAGCAACGCAAGGAAATGATGAAAGGAAAAATTCCTGTTCGCAAGTCAGTTCCTGTGGCATCGAAGTCGCCTTTAATTGCCATGAAAAATGGCGGTAAAATTTCAGAAGCTAAAGTTGGCAAAGTGATGAACGAGTTTAAAGATGGCGATTTGCATTCTGGAAGTAAAAAAGGACCGGACGTGACTAATTCAAAGCAAGCGTTAGCGATTGCATTGTCTGAAGGTCGCAGAGCAATGAAGAAAAAATAGATTTTACACCGACTATTCAATTATAATTGGATAACACGGGCAACTGTATCAGTATGCCGTCAAGACTTTTAAACTGAGGTTACGATGGCATATTCTGACAGCATTTCTAATACAACATTTAACGCTCTGAAGGTAGTGGATCACGCCTTTAGACGTTGCCGATTAACAGCGCAGGCGATTACTGCTGAGATGCAGGATTATGCTTTGGATTCGCTGTATCTTTTCTTGTCTGAACTAGCAAACATCAAACCACCGAGCTGGTGCATTGAGAAGGTCATCCTTCCAATGTACGAAAATCAGCCAATTGTGACACTTCCAATTGGCACCGTTGATGTACTAAATTTAAATTATCGTGTCTTGCAGTTACTTTCTGGCGCAGAAACCACAACATCCACCAGCTATAAAGTTGATTTTACATCACAGACTGTCGTCACGACTGTGGGTATCAACTGGTCAGCAAACTCAGTTGCGGTTACGTTTCAAGTCAGTGATAACGGATCAACATGGATAACCGTTGGATCATCTAATGTCACGGCTGTTGCTGGTGATATTGTTTGGACTGATATTTCTGCGGCTAAGGCGTATAGTTATTTTAGAATAACGTCAACGAGTCCGATGAGCTATTACGCTATTACGCTTGGCAATATGCCACAAGAAATTCCACTTGGTTTACTTAACCGCGACGATTACGTCAATCAAAGCAACAAAGTTTTCCCATCTCGCCCAAACTCTTATTGGTTTCAACGTGACTTGCCAAGTCCAGTGGTCAATATCTGGCCTGCACCATTTCTTGCGGCAGAGCAAGCGCAGTTGATCCTTTGGCGGCAAAGACAGATTATGGACACCACAAACCTTCAACAAGACGTAGAAGTTCCTCAGCGTTGGCTTGAAGCTATCGTAAATGGTCTTGCTGCGAGAATGGCGGCAGAAACACCCGCAGTTGATGCTAATTTAATTCCAGTGCTTGATCAAAAGGCGGCTATGTCAATGCAACGTGCATGGGATGGTGACAATGATGGTAGTCCAACAAAAATTAATCCTGGCATTGGCTGTTACACAAAATGAGCATTTATTTAGACACAACAGGAGAACCTACACTTGGCATTGGAATATGTGCCAGATGTTCGCGTAAATTCAAATTAGCTGAATTGCATCCTGATCCTAATTACCCAAACTTAATGGTGTGCAAAGAAGATACCGACGAATACGATCCTTATCGTCTTGCACCAAGACCGCCAGATCAAATTGTGTTGCCATTTAATCGACCAGACACACCAATTAACACACATCCTGCTGGCGTTATTCAAGAAGCTGGCGATGAATTTTTCATTACCGAAGACGGTAATTCTTATCTGGAGATGTAAAGAATGTCTGACGTACCAAGTAATTTAATCCCAACGCGGATAACACAGCTACCACTAGCACCTGTTGCATCAGAAGACAGTTTGATGATGATTGTTTACAACGGCAATAATTATCAAATCAGAGTTGGAGATCTTTTGAGTGTTGCTGGTGTTCCTACAACACGGCAAGTTATCGCTGGCACCAGTTTAACGGGTGGTGGTCAACTTTCTAGCAATGTAACGCTTAGTGTAGCAAATGGTGGTATCACTAGCACACAGCTAAGTGCCACAGGCGTTACTGCTGGATCTTACGGTGATGCCACAAATATTCCTGTTTTTACTATTGATTCAACTGGACGGGTAACAGCCGCATCAACGATTGCCGCAACCATTTCTGGCTACGTTCCTACCACACGTCAAGTGATTGCTGGCACTGGTTTAACGGGTGGTGGTGCGTTAAACTCCAATGTAACGCTTGCCGCTGATTTATCTGATAGTTTACCTTTAGCGGGATTAACAACAGGATCCGCTGGTGTTGCCACATCTATGTCACGATCAGATCACAAGCATCCACAGGTTGATTTATCGAGTGCGAATGAAGTTGAAAATATTCTTGGCTTAAGTCATGGCGGTACTGCACGCAGTCTTACGCCTAACGCTGGCGCAATAATTTGGTCTGGTGCTGATGGTCTTTATGTTGGCCCTCCTGGTTCTGCTGGGCAAGTATTAGTTTCTGGCGGATCTTCTGCGCCAACATGGGGTTCAGCTATTATTCTTTCTGACCAACCTGCTAACGTGGTTTATGCCGGTCCTGCAAGTGGTGCTGCGGCTCCGACAGCGTTTCGTGCATTAGTTAACGATGATTTACCTGCTTCTAGTGTTACTGCTAATACTTATGGTTCTTCAACCACAGTTCCAGTCATCACCGTCAATTCTAAAGGTATTGTTACTAGTGTTACGACTTCATCTATAATTGGCACGTTGTCATATCAAGGTGGTTGGAACGCATCAACAAACGTACCTGCGTTGACATCCAGCGTTGGTACTAGCGGTTATTATTACGTTGTTACGACTGCGGGATCCACAAACTTAAATGGTATTACTGATTGGGCAATAGGTGATTGGGCAATATTTAATGGCTCAACATGGCAAAAAATTGATCAAACAAACACAGTTACTTCAGTAAACGGTCAAACTGGTGCAGTTAGCGTTGGCACGGTGACTTCTGTTGCAATGACAGTTCCAACTGGGTTATCAATTAGCGGCACACCAATCACAACGTCTGGAACATTAGCACTAACGCTCTCTGCCGGTTATTCAATTCCAACGAACGCTAATCAAACAAATTGGACAACAGCTTACACACAAACACAGCAATGGAATGGCGGTAGTACAAACTTAGTTTCCGCTACAGGCAGAACATCGCTGGGTGGTACGACTGTTGGTCAAAGTATGTTTACGCTTACCAATCCAAGTGCAATCACGTTTCCAAGATTTAACGCAGATAACACGGTCAGTGCTTTAGATGCCGCTGATTTTAGAACAGCTATTGGTGCTGGATCTGGAACAGGAACAGTCACATCTGTATCTGTCACTAGCGCAAACGGTTTTGCAGGAACAGTAGCTAATCCATCATCAACACCAGCTATAACACTTACAACAAGTATTTCTGGAATGTTAAAAGGAAGTGCCAGTGCATTAGTTGCTGCTACTGCTGGAACTGATTACAGCGCAGGTACGTCAGCACTAGCAACAGGTATTTTAAAAAGCACTACAACAACTGGTGCATTAACTATTGCTGTTGCCGCAGACTTTCCAACGCTTAATCAAAATACCACAGGTACAGCAGCTAATTTAACTTCGGCAACCACATTGCCAAGCGGTATGACTTTAGTCGCACCCATATTAGGAACGCCTGCGAGTGGAACTCTTACAAATTGTACAGGTTATACTTATGCAAATCTGAGTGGTACAGTTCCTACATGGAATCAAAACACAACAGGCATAGCGGCAAATGTAACAGGAATTGTTGCAGTGGCTAACGGTGGAACGGGCAACGCTAATGGTATTAACGGAGGCACATTCTAATGATTGGCGAGCTAATTACTAAAGTATTTGATGAGCGCAATGCAAGTCATGCAAGGCATTGGACAACTGATTCTTATGCACAGCATCAGGCATTGGGCAAATTTTATGATGAATTGATAACACTAATTGATAAATTTGTTGAAGCACAAATAGGAACTTTTGGTAAAATTGAAGAAATTCCAAATGATGATCCGCATATTGAAAAGCTCATTCGTGACAATTTATCTTGGATAAATGACAATCGCAGTGAATTATCAAACAATGTGCCAGCACTTGAAAATATATTAGACGAACTAGCGGGTTTGCACATGTCAACCCTATTTAAACTTGAAAATTTGAGGTAATAACATGGCAGCTTCTGGTTATACACCAATACAGCTTTATCGCACATCAACGTCTGGTACAGCACCAACGTCTGGAAATTTAACTGCTGGTGAGCTTGCAATCAATTACAACACCGCTGATATGTCGGTTTGGGCATTAAACACCGGTGGATCTGTAATAAGATTGATGAACAATCCTGCTGGTTTAAAATATCCAACAACAGACGGCACTGCTAACCAAGTTATGGTTACTAACGGATCTGGTGTTTTATCGTGGGCGGCTGGTCCTTCTGGTACTTATTTACCATTAGCTGGCGGTACGATGACGGGTGCAATTACGTTTGCGGCTGGGCAAACTGTTGATGGAACGAACGGAATAGGTTATATCAATATCCCTCAAAACAGCCAATCAGCGGCTTATACACTTGTTGCTGCGGATGCAGGAAAACATATCTTCCACCCTTCAACTGACGCTAATGCTCGGACGTTTACTATCCCTGCAAATGGTTCAGTAGCGTATCCAATTGGCACAGCTATTTCATTTATTAATATGACATCTCAAGTAGTCAGTATTGCAATCACAACAGACACGATGTATTTAGCAGGCACAGGCAGCACGACAGTCCCACGCTTACTTGCACAGTACGGCACAGCGACAGCGTTAAAAATAGATTCTACAACTTGGATTATTTCTGGTGCGGGGTTGACCTAATGAGTGGAATTCAACAAAATTTTGCATATGGTCGTTCTTTCGGACCTCCTCCAGGTCAACAAGCCTATACAGGCGTTGGGACTTATACATGGGTTGCTCCTGTTGGTGTTACTTCGGTTTCTGTTGTTGCGGTAGGTGGTGGTGGTTATGGGGGTTTTACTAGCGCAGGCGGTGGTGGTGGATTAGCATACAGAAATAATATATCGGTAGTTGCAGGTAATTCATATACCGTAATAGTAGGTGGATATGCTGCACCAACATCAAATCCTAGCTCATTTAACGATGGAATCAATATCACAATAGCTGGAGGTGGAGGTTACGGGACACCTACAGGTTCCGGTTTAGGGGGTTCTCCTTCTGGGACATACACTGGTGGCGGTAGCGGAGGTAATGGCGGTGGCGGAGGAACAGCTCAGGGCGGTGGTGGCGCAGCAGGATATACGGGTAATGGTGGTGTAGGTGGGGTTAATAGTGGAGCAGCAGGAGCAGGATCTGGTGGTGGTGGCGGTGGCGGTGCAGGTAATCCTGCTGGCGGACGTGGAGCAGGTGGAGGTAATGTTGGAATACTAGGTCAAGGTGCTAACGGAGTTGCTGGTACATATATCAGTGGTGGGGGTGGGGGTGGTGGTAGCGGTGGAGATAATGGTTCGAGTTTGGCATCTGGAAATAATCTTGGATTACGTTACGGTGGTGGTGGCGGTGGTGGCAGTTGTGGCGGAAATTTTGGGGCAGCGGGCGCAGTTCGTATTATCTGGCCAGGTACTACTCGGTCATTCCCATCTACTAATACAGGAGATTTATAATGAAACTTTACATAGAAACAGAAAACAACTTACCGAAAAACCATCCAGCTTTAGAAGAAAATTTACTTCAAGCATTTGGTGCTATACCAGAACATTGGGTACCATTTGAACGCATTGAAATGCCGCAATTAGGTGTATATGACGTTCTTGACCAAGCCTATCCAGAGTGCCAATTAGTTGACGGTATTTACAAAGATGTTTGGATGGTGCGTCCTATGGATGATGCGGAAAAAACTGCCAAACAACAAGCGATAAAAGATGTATGGGCATCGCTGCCAAACCGTGAAAACTTTACTGCATGGGCGTTTGACGACACATCATGTTCATACATTCCACCGTTCCCCAGACCAAATGATGGTAAACTATATCAGTGGGACGGTGCATTAAACGATTGGATTGAGGTTCCGGCTCCTACTGAAATATAACTCACTATTGGAGAAGGTTCATGGCTACAAACGCCACGAAGTTAAACACGCAACTGGAAGTGGCTTACCACTTCCCATGCTCAATGTATTTAATTGAGCGTCCAGATTTCCTAGAAGCTGTCAAAGAAGTTTCTGAAGAATATTTGGAGTCGGCACGAAAAGAGCAAAGTTTAAATGAGATTTATCCTGTTGTAATGAGTGGCAATTATTATGCTGACTTACGCATGGAAAACTTTGCGAGTTTTGTTGGCGAAACTGCATGGAACATATTGAAAGAGCAAGGCTATGCAATGGATGGTAAAGTTGTATCGTTTGCTGAAATGTGGACACAAGAACACCATAAACATTCTTCAATGGAACAACACATTCATGGCTTTGGTTCACAAATAGTAGGGTTTTATTTTTTAGAAGTTCCAGAGAATAGTTCACGGGTAGTATTTCATGATCCACGAGCAGGTAAAGTTCAATTAGATTTACCAGAACAAGATATGAATATAGCGACACCGGCTAGTAAAATGATTAACTTTGAAGCTAAACCTGGACTTATGATTTTTTCTAATGCGTGGATGCCACATTCTTTTACACGCCATGCATCTGACAACCCTATTAAGTTTGTGCATTTTAATTTGACAGTACAACAAGCAGAACAAGCTACTTGCACTATGCCAGCGGCTGAAATTATATGAACAAGTATTTAATACGATTTAACAAAAGTCGTGGGCAAGAAGGACGAGGCAGCTTAGATCATGTTTGGCGCGTGTTTGAAAACGACAAAGAATTTCTATTTAAACATTTAAATATTAGTGTGCCTATTTGGGACGAAACTGACGGCGACGATTGGAATATTGCTTGCAACGGCTTTATGAAAATAGATAGAGATACTTCAACTGCAATTATTGGAGGTAGCAATGAACAAATTACTTAAAGCGTGGAACTATTTAACGGCTCGACTAAAAGAACCTTCAACTCACGCGAGTGTGGCGGCTTTAGCTACAATGGCTGGTATGAATATTGATGCAGGTCCTATCCATGACAGCTTAACTGCCGCTAGTGTCGTGTTTGGTATGATTGGGTTGTTTGCATCAGAAGGTAAATAATATGAGCAAATATTTTAAGCCAGAAGAATTTGAGTGTCACTGCGGGTGTGGTGAAAAAGACGTTAACCCTAAGCTCGTAGAGCTACTTAACCGCATCCGTGAGTCGTTTGGTAAACCGATTACCATTATGAGCGGTAGAAGATGTGAAGCGCACAACACAAAAGTGGGTGGTGCAAAGCATAGTCAACACGTTCTTGGCAACGCAGCCGACATTAAAGTAAAAGACGTACCGCCAAAAGAAGTGCAAGAATATCTCATGAAACATTTTGATGACGAATGCAAAGGTCTTGGACGCTACAATTCTTTTACCCATATTGATGTTCGTGATGGTAAGATTGCTCGCTGGAATGGTTAATTTTTTAACTTAAATAGAAGGCAAAGGACATGGACCTTAATCGCGATAGTTTAAAGGCACTTTTTTTAGAAGCTCTGCAAGAGCATCATGAAGAAGTAATTGACTCTCATGCATCACATCACGAATGGATACAAGAAAGAATAGAAGCAGAAAAGTTAAAGAAAGAGATGCTTAAAAAAGTAACAGAAGCCGCAATCCAATGGTCAGTTGCTGGTCTTTTAGGAGCAGCGGCTTATTGGATGCAAGCGCATTTTAAGCCATAAAAGATAGACTACACGCGGTACAAATACTATAATTTAATAAAAATGTGCCTGCTGCAACAGCTCGCTTGTGATAACTTGGAGTCATTATGAGCAACAATAGCAGCGTAACATACACAACACTACTTACAGACCTTCGACGGTACCTAGAGCGTGGTTTCACGCAAGAGTCTGATCCATACGTTTATGAGCAACTTCCTCGGCTTATAACGCTTGCTGAACGCAGAATTTCCCGTGAACTTAAAGTCACAGGATTTATTGTGCCAGTCACCACAACATTGCCTGCTGGCGTTTCAGTTTATCCAAAACCTGATAGATGGCGTGAAACCGTATCAATGCATATTGGTACTAATGCAATTCACGGCAGATCCTATGAGTATATTCGCAATTATTGGCCTGACAGTGAAGAAACTGGCACACCAGAGTATTATGCTGATTATGATTATTTTCATTGGTTAATTGCGCCAACACCTGCTACTGACACCACCATAGAGATCCTTTATTACGAGCAACCACGATTTCTCGGTGAAGAAACTCAAACAAACTTCATTACTGACTTTGCGCCAGATTTATTGCTGTACGGTACGTTACTTGAAGCAGCACCTTATCTTAAAAATGATGCACGCTTGCAAACTTGGCAAACGCTTTATGATCGTGCAGCGCAATCACTTAATGGCGAAGATCTGCAACGCATTCTTGACCGAACTGCAATTAGGAATAAAGCATAATGACAACATCATACAATTACGTTTTTGGCGGTGCTACCGTTTATCCATCTGAAGTTAGCTACGAATCATTAACGCTGACAGTAGATGTGCAATTAAGCTGGCCGGAAGAAACTTCTGCGTCAAGCAATCTTGCCGCTAAGATTATTGATATTCAAACCACGACTGCTGGTTTAAAGATTCGGCTTCCCGATGCACAAAAAGCAGGGACGGGACAAACAATCTTATTTAATAATATTGGCACACAAACCATCATCATTGCTAATTTTGATGGAACGCAAGTGGTGTCGATTGCTACGGGTACGCTTTGGCAGGTTTATTTAACAAATAATTCAACATCCGCTGGATCATGGCGGTCATTGCAATATGGCGCAGCTACTTCACAAACTAATGCGTCCTCATTAGCTGGAACAGGTATTGTTGCAGTAGGCACTGTATTATCACAGTCGGTGCCAGTGACCACATTTAGTACAACAGGATTTACATTAGGCACAACAGATCGCGCTAAGATGTATAACTGGACGGGTGCGGGTGGTATCGTCACATTTCCATCGGCTGCAACGGTTGATAATTGGTTTATTTATTTACGCAATTCTGGCACAGGTGCGATTGTTGCAACACCATCAGGAACAAACACAATTGATGGGTTAGCAACGTTAAGTTTTCAACCCGGTGAATCAGCTATTATTGCATCGGATGGCAGTAACTTTTACACCATAGGATTTGGTCAGTCTGCAACATTTGCATTTGATTACACATCTATTGCGGTGGCAGGATCTGGTACCAAAACATTAACAGGCTCAGAATTAAACCGAGTTGCTTACAATTTTACCGGCTTATTAACCGGCAATCGCACCATTATTGTTCCAACTACAGTACAACAATATTGGATAACTAATAGCACGACAGGTGCCTATACGTTTACAGTCAAAACAGCGGCTGGTGCTGGCGTTACGATTACACAAGGTCAACGTGGTATTTACTACTGTAACGGCACAGATTTTCTTATTGCCGATACTGCATCTATTGCACTTCCCATTGATATTGGTCAAGGTGGCACAGGTGCATCAACAGCCGGTGGCGCACTAATTAATTTAGGCGGTGGATCTACTGGCATTAGCATTTTTTCTGCTGTTACACAGACTAATGCGTGGACGGCATTAGGCATTGCTCAGTCTGGTAACATTAATGGCGGTACGTTCTAATGGGTACCATCGTCTTAAAGTCAGATCCTGGCATTAAACGTGACGGCACTAAGTTTGAAGGCAACGCTTACGTTGATGGTCAATGGGTTCGCTGGCAACGTGGACTTCCGCGCAAAATTGGTGGCTTTAGATCAACAACCAAATATTTACCAGAAAAAAGCACCGGTTTGACCAATATCAACAAAGGCGACTTTGTTTACATGCACTCTGGATCAGCGACAGAATTAAATCAATTTACGATTGATTCAAGCTATAACAGCTCAATTATTACTAGCAGAACACCAGTAGCCACCGTAGCAACTGGAAGCGTAACATTGACTGGTGGTGCTGCCGGTGCTGTCAATATGATTACCATAAATGGCATAGATGTTATGTCTGCGCCTGTTTTATATGTGACGAGCTTATCTGCTACTGCAACGGCTGTTGCGGCAAACATTACGGCTTATTCCTCATTTCCAAATTACGAAGCTACAGCAATTGGCACAACCATTACGATTACATCTACTAACACTGGATCTATTTATAACGGTTATGGCGTCGTTGCAACCACCACAACAATCACGAAAACTACAGTGGATATGTCTGGTGGATCCGAGGCATTGATTGAGGATTCGGATAACAAGTGGATGTTTGATTATCAGTACGACTCATCAACAACTGCCAATTCAATCTTGGCGCATTGCGCACCAAATAATTCTTATGCAACAAATGATACCGTAGGACAAATATTTTATGGCGATGCATTTGACACAGCACCACTTAAAGACATTCGACTTCCATCAGGTGCTAATGTGGCTGGTGGCATTGTATCACTTCATCCATACCTGTTTTATTATGGTGGTGATGGTATTGTTGGCTGGAGCGTTGCTGGTGACTTCACAGATATGTCCGGCTCTGGCTCTGGTATTGCGCGTCCTTGGGGGACAAAGATAATTAAAGGTGTGCCACTGCGTGCTGGTAGTGGAAATGCGCCTGCTGGCTTGTTTTGGGCGTATGACGCTGTTATTCGTGCAACCTTTACTGGTGGCGCAACGGTATTTCAGTTTGACGTTATCGCCACTGGCACGTCGATTATTTCACCCGATTCTGTAGTGGACTATGACGGCATTTACTTTTGGGTTGGTGTTGATCGTTTTATGATGTTCAACGGTGTTGTGCGTGAAGTGCCAAACGTCATGAACCTCAATTATTTCTTTGAAGGCATTAATCAAGATCAACGCCAAAAAGTGTTTGGTTTTAAAGTGCCAAGATTTGGTGAGATCTGGTGGTGTTATCCTCGTGGTGATGCAACCGAATGTACGCACGCTGTTATTTACAATGTGCGTGAAACCACATGGTATGACACGGAGCTTCCCAACGCAGGAAGAACATCGGCAACATACAGCAATCTTTTTGTAGCACCTATCTCAGCCGGACTTGATGCGGTCAACAATGATTATCATGTCTGGATCCACGAAAAAGGTGTTAATCAGATTTATGAAAATAATATACAACCAATCTACAGTTTCTTTGAAACGGCTGACTTATCGTCGCCAGCACAAGGAAATTCAAATTGGCATGAGATCTCTATCATCGAGCCAGACTTTGTGCAAAGCTCTGACATGACGGTACAAGTCATTGGTCGTTCTAACGCTCGCGCACCAGAAGTTTACGGAACTATTTATGCATTTCCAGATACTGCTGAGGCAACTTATCAACAAATCGTCACATTAAAAGAACAACGCAGAGAGTTGCGACTTCGATTTGAGTCCAATGCAATTGATGGTGATTATCAAATGGGGCAGATTATTGCGCATATTGACGTTGGCGACGGTACGGTGACAGGATGATTAGAATTACATTACCAACTGGATTACAACTTCAAGACTGGGCAGATCAACTGTCACTTGATTTGGATCCTTATGGTGCAATTAGACGATTAAATGACATACAAAAATGGCAGGATTGGGCAGTACAATTTGTGAGCAGTACATCATTGCCACAAAATGCACCAAATCCGTATAACTTTGATGATTGGCAAGATTGGGCAGAGCGTTTCTGCGAGGTAACAAATGGATAAACAAATATTAGTAGAATTAGTTCGCGGAAACCCAGCTTATCAGCAAGCGATTACGCAGATGGAGCAAAAGTTTGCAGATCAGCCTATTTCATCTGGCGACATTGATAGCTTGATTAAATTCTTAGAAGCCGCAGTGGATCATCCAGAGCATTACGATAAGCTCAGAGCCGCTGCGATCATGGATGGAAAGTTAGATCAAGATACGCTTCCACCAGAATTTAATCCGCAAATTATTATTTCATTGTTGATTGCATTATATGGATTGCGAGATCGTATCGCTGGTAAAGAGCAACAACCAAATCAAGGCATGTCGCCTCCACCACCAATGCAACAAGGAATGATGCAACAACCACCAATGATGCAACCACCACAAGCAATGGCACAAGGTGGTCTTGCAAGTGCAGCGCAACATATCCAAGCCGCTGGTCGTGGTGGGGATACGATGCTTGCGCATATCAACCCACGCGAAGCGGCTATGCTTAAAAACATGGGTGCATCAGGTTCTATCAATCCACGCACAGGTCTTCGTGAGTTTGGGTGGAATTGGAAAAGTATTGTTTCGACAGTTCTTCCTGCGGCAATTGGTGTGTTTGCGCCAGCAGTTGGTAATTATTTAGGTAGTGCGGCTGGTTTTGGATTAGGAAAAGCAGGCCAGATTGCAGGCACAGCATTAGCGGCTGGCGCATTAGGTGCTGGCGCGTCAGCGTTAACAGGTGGAAATGTATTAAAAGGTGGATTGCAATCTGGCGTTCTCGGTGGATTAAACGCTGGGTTAGGATCTGAAATTGGTGGTGCTATAGGTATCAAAAATCCAATTGCTGCATCTGCTGCGGGTGGCGCATTAATTGGCGGTGGTATGAGCGCATTAACTCATGACGACATTATGAAGGGTGCGTTGCAAGGTGGTATTGGTGGTGCGCTTTCTGGTGCCGGTCCACAGTTAGCGAACAAATTTGCACAAGGCAGTCCAAACTTAGGTAGTGGCATAAGTACAGCCGCACGAGTTGGCGGTAACATGCTGACCGCAGGTTATGAGCCAGGACAAGCCGTTACGTCAGGTGCGTTGGCAGGTCTTGCAAAAGGTCTTTATGATAAAAATCAATCACCATCTGATCAAGCAGTACAAAAAACGGCTGATGAAAATGGTGGTCAATTAGCAAAAGACACACTAGGTCAACCACCTACAACTGGCTCAGTACCACCTGCTAGTGATAAGTCAATGGATTGGGGAACAATTGGGTTGCTTGGACTTGGAGGCGTAGCGGCTGCGTCTATGCTGGGTGGATCTGATAAAATACAACAAGCCGTTGCAACATCGCCTAAATTAACAACTGAACAACAGATTTACATGAGCAAGCCATTATCCACATGGGATTGGGATAAAATGGCAGTTGAAGCCGCAAAAGAAGGCGTAGACGTTGCAACATGGACTGCAATGAACTGGAATGACGTATCAAGTGGAAAATACAATGTTGCTCAACCTGAGCCAGTATTAAAAGCACAAGGCGGGTTATCTAAAATCGCTTACTTAGCACAAGGGTCAGGATCTGGCAGAGATGATACAATAGATGCACGACTTTCTGATGGCGAATACGTTATTGACGCAGAAACAGTTGCGTTGCTTGGCGATGGATCAACTAAAGCGGGTGCGGCAAAACTTGATAAAATGCGTTCCGAGCTTCGCAAACAGAAAGGCAGAAAATTAGCAAAAGGTCAATTTAGTACAGCCGCTAAATCGCCATTAGATTATATGAGAGGAGCAAGATAATGGGATCTTATTTAACAGACCAAGCAGCGCAATCTAAAACATCGGTTGATTTCACAAAAACGGATACACCTGCATGGATGCAACAAGCAATTTATGATCAAATAGCAAACGCACGAAATGCGGCATCGGTTAATTATGAGCCGTATAAATTACCAACGATTGCGGCATTAAATCCTAATCAGACGCAAGCCTATTCGCAAATTCAGCAGAATTCTACCAATTTTAATGCGCCAACAGGAATGAATGCTGGCTTGACGAATGCTGCTACAGCAATGAAGGCATATCAAAATTCTAATACTGCAACAGGTCTTAGCACAGGTCAAACTAATTATTTATCACCTAATACGCCTACATCATTATTAAAAAATGCCGATACTAATTGGACATCGGCTGTGGGTGCTAATCCTGCAACGGCTGGTACTGGAAATTTAACCAGTTCTGCTACCAGTGCGGGAAATATCACAACTAATGCAGATCCTTATTTAACGGCTGCTGGTAAGCAAGCCTATACAGGCATAAGCAATTACATGAATCCATACCAGCAAAATGTTATGGATGTCATGGCAAAACAAGGTGCGCGTAATTTAAGCGAAAATTTATTGCCGCAAGTTTCTGACTCGTTTATTAAAGCCGGTCAGTTTGGTAGTAATCGCATGGGTGAATTTGGTAGTCGTGCGCTTCGTGATACACAAGAATCTATTTTGGCAAAACAATCTGAGCTTGCAAACCAAGGTTATAGTCAAGCGATGGCAAATGCTCAAACAGACTTGGCGCGACAAGCAACACTGGGTCAAACTGCTGGACAGTTAGCATCGCAACAAGCACAAGCGTATCAAAATGTTGGCCAGACGCAAGGTCAATTGACAGCGCAACAACAACAAAACTTAGCTACGATTGCAAATCAACAAGCGCAACAAGCAGGCCAGCAACAACAACTTGGATTGACAGCCGCTAAAGATGTTCAAGGCGCACAAGCTCAAGATGCAACCCGTCAGATGGGTGCATTAAATGATTACACTACAATACTTGGTAATCAACAAAAAATGCAAAATGTTGACGCAGCATCGCTTGAAGCGGCTGGTCAAGCACAGCAAGCACAAAAACAAGCTGAACTGACCGCAGCGCAACAACAATGGCAACAAGGACAAGACTACACTAAAAATCAATTGGATTGGATGAATTCGCAAATTCGTGGTCTTCCTGCTAACACCATTCCAACTACTACTACAACGCAGAATACAACAGTTGGTGGAACTTACGCACCATCAGTATTGCAACAACTAGCAAGTGGTGCCGCACTTGTCAAAGGCTTAACTTCACCATAGGGAAATAGCATGTACGGTTATGAATTAGATGAGTTATTGAAACAATATGGTTTAAGCAATCCGACCAATACATATGGCGGCACGCCTATGCCAACTGGAAAAACGATTGATCCATTGCAACAAGATGCGTATGACGCGGATCAAACCAAGTATCAAGAATACTTAAAGGAATACACAAATCGTTTACAAAATACAAACATGTATTCTGCGCCACAGTTTCAATCACCATCTACTCGTTCCGATACATTTAACACACAAGTGGGTGGTGGAGTTGTGCCACAGGTTGGCACACCAACTTATGAGAATTATGTTAAAAATATAAATGAAACATTAAAAAATAATCCAACAACAACGCAACCAGAATTAGTATCGTTGATGGATAAGTATGGTCAGAATCGTTATGACTTAGTTAATGCAACTGGTTCGTGGTGGGGTGATGTTTTAGGTAATCCTAATTATCAGAATTATAAAGCACCAGAAACAAAACCTGTTGTTAAAGATACCGTAACGGGCGGTGCAATTTCTGATACAACAGTCATTCCTCCGATTGTAATACCACCAATTGACAAACCTGTTGTACCACCTGTAACACCTGTAGACACTATAACAGGTGCAACTGGTAACGACACTATAACTGGTGTAACACCTGTAGACACTATAACAGGTACTCCTGTTGTACCTAAAACACCAATTGATGAATCTGGAATTACACTAACAACGGTGGATAATACAGGTAAACCAACGCTTGATCCTGGTGCTACGGTAACAAATGTTATTTCAACGATAACTGGCGCAAATGGTAATGATACAGTTGTACCTAAAGTACCTGTAGTGCCTAATGATGTAACACCAACAGGTACACCGACTGGAGGTGTAAACTTAACTGTAGTCGATAGTAATGTAAATCCAAATGGATTAACCGGTACGACTAATGGTACAAACGGTGAAACAACACCAGTAACAGGAACACCTGGCACAACAGGAAATGAAGTTACATTAACAACAGTAGATAATGGCACGCCAAGCACAACTGTTGATACAGGTGGTACTACAACACCAATTAGCGGTAGCACTGGTACAGTTAACAATGAAGTTACATTAACTAATGTAGATGGCTCAACCGAAAGTACGCTCGGAACTAATAGTACAAACGGTGAAACAACACCAATTAGTGGGGTGGATCCAGCAGCCGAAGCAGCCGCAAAAGCTGCTAAAGAAGCTCAAGATGTCGCTGATGCAAAAGCCGCACAAGAAAAAGCCAATGCTGAGGCTGTTGCTAAAGCCGCAGAAGAAGCACAGGCAAAAGCTAACGCAGAAGCTATTGCCAACGCTCAAGCTGAGGCAAATGCAAAGGCAAATGCAGAAGCTATTGCAAAAGCACAAGCTGAGGCAAACGCTAAAGCAAATGCAGAAGCAGAAGCGGCTAAAGCTGATGCAGAGGCTAAAGCAAACGCTGATGCCGAATCAAAAAATCAAACAACTACTGATTTAGCTAGTAAATATAATGTAGGGCCTGTCAGTAATAATCCTAATCAAGCACCGCAAACGGTAACATTAGATAATTTAGCATCTGTGTACAATATTAATCCATCTAATAGCGTACAAATGGGTCCTTACACACCAGAGCAACAGAAAGTTATTGATGCTAAAGCACAGGCTGATGCACAGGCAAAAGCAGACGCACAGGCTAAAACTGATGCACAAGCTAAAGCTCAATCTGATGCGATAGCAAAAGCACAAGCTGAAGCACAGGCTAAATTAAAAGCTGATTCTGATGCTAAAACAGCCGCACATGAAAAAGCGGTTGCAGACGCTAAGGCAGCAGCAGATGCTAAAGCAGCAACGGCTAAAGCGGCAGCAGATGCTAAGACGGCAGCAATTCAAGCCGCTAAAGATGCAGCGGCAACAGCGGCAGCACAAAAAGCCGCTGAAATAAAAGCAGCGGCTGATGCTAAAGCACAAGCAAATGCCGAAGCCAAAGCAAAGGCTACCGCAGATAAAGCCGCTAAAGCACAAGCCGCAAAAGAAGCAGCGGATGCTAAAGCTACGGCAGATAAATCAGCGGCTGACGCGAAATTAGCTGCTGACAAAGCAATGGCAGATGCAAAAGCGGCAGAGAAAGCAAAGGTAAAAGCTGATGCGAAAGCAGCGGCTGATGCTAAAGCGGCTGAAGCAAAAGCAATTGCAGATACTAAAGCGGCAGAAGCACAAGCCGCAAAAGATGCAGCTAAAGCTAAAGCTGACGCTGACGCAAAAGCTAAAGCTGAGGAAAAAGCGGCAGCGGATAAAGCAGTAGCAGATGCAAAAATTAAAGCTGATGCAGAGGCTAAAGCTAAAAAAGAAGCTGAAGCACTTGCTAAACAACAAGCTGAAGATTTAGCTAAATCTTTAGAAGCGGCAAAACAAACAACTGCTGATCTGGCGAACAAATACAATATCAATCAGATTACATCAGATAATTTAACAGT